TCCATATTCAAAAGATGAGCTACGTCAAGATAACCCTAATGTATCTTTTTCTGGAAGTATGTCAGATAGTGTTTTAGCTGAATGGAATGTATTTCCAGTACATACTACACCTTACCCACAAGTAGACTATAAAAAGAATGTAAAAGAATTATCACCTATACTTAATAACAATGAGTGGCATCAAGTATTTGAAGTGACAGATGCAACAGCAGAAGAGATTGCAGAAAGAGAAGCAAATTTACTAGCTCAAGCAAAACAAAATCGTGCTGAAGCATATAGAAACGAGTCAGACCCAATCTTTTTTCAATGGCAAAGAGGTGAGGCTACTCAACAAGAATGGTTAGATAAAGTAGCCGAAATTAAACAACGCTGGAGCTAATATATGTTTGGTATAAGTGCATTTTCGCAAGTACCATTTAGCTCGTTATCAGAGAATATAGTATTAGCATCTGCTAGTATTACTGCTGACGCTACTGTTACAGCTTCAGGATTAAGAATACAGTTTGGTAATGCGTCTATTACATCTGACGCTACTGTTACTTGTAACGCTAATCGCATATTTAGTGTTTCTGGTGTTATTAACGCTGATGCTACAGTCACAGCAGATGGCACAGTTACACCAGCTACGGATAACATAGCAAGTATATCATGTACTGCTACTGTTACAGCTTTAGCAAATAAGATATTAGTTGCAAGTGGTTCTGTAGACGCAGTTGCTACAGTTTCAGCATTAGGTAGTATAGTTTATGTAAGTTCTGCATCTATCAATGCTACAGCAACTGTTACTGCTTTAGGTAGTATTGTTCAAGATGCTTCATGTGCTATTACTGGCACAGCAACTGTAACTGCTGACGCTGTTAAGATACTTATTGGTTTTGGCTCTATAGACGCTACAGCTACTGTTACAGCCAATAGTGTAGAAACAGAAGATGGTATAGCATTTATCAATGGTAATGCAGATGTTACAGTCAATGCAGTAACAACATATTCAGCAACAGGTACATTTACAGTTTTTGGTAATGTGAGTGCTAAAGGCATTATACAAGGTGAAGGTTGGACACCTGTTACACCTAGTTCAGATACATGGACAGATTCAACACCAAGTTCAGATGTATGGACAACTATTGCTCCATCATCAGATACGTGGTTAAGACAAGGATAGTTAATTAAGGATAAAACATGGCAAAAACCAAAATTTCAGAATTTAGTTCAACAGCAGCAGATAATACGGATATTACCAATATCAATATTGCTGAAGGTTGTTCACCAGCTAATTTAAACAACTCCATTCGTAGTTTAATGGCGTTACTAAAAGACCAACAAACAGGTTCTAGTGGTGACCCATTTACAGTTGCAGGTACATTAGTATCTTCAGGTCAAGTAGACATTACAGGTGCATTTAGACTAGACGGAACTGCAGGTGCTTCTGGTCAAGTATTGTTATCAGCAGGTGGTAGCACAACACCTACATGGGGTAATCCTTTTATAGCTGGTATGATTATATTATGGTCAGGCTCTTCAGCAACTATTCCTAGTGGATGGTTATTATGTGATGGTTCAAGTTCTACACCAGACTTACGTAACCGTTTTGTAGTAGGTGCTACATCTACTTATGCTGTAGGTGCTACTGGTGGTAGTGCAGATGCTATTGTCGTATCTCATACCCATACTGCAACAGTTACAGACCCAGGACACTTTCATACTGCTGCTATATTAGGATCAGGAAGTAATATAAATGCTAATCCTGGAGTACAAGTAACAACTAGCTCAACAAGCACAACAACAACAGGTATTACAGTTGCAAACTCAACAACAGGTTCAAGTGGCACTAATGCTAACTTACCTCCTTACTATGCTCTTTGCTACATTATGAAGGCTTAATATGCCAGTACAACGCATAGCTTTTAAAGACTGGTTACCTGACCAACCTAGCATATTAGACTCTGTATCAGAAGCTAATAATGTTATTCCTTTAGCTGTAGGATATGGTCCGTTTAAGTCAGCAGTAACATTTTCAGGTGCAGCTTCAGAAGACTTGAATAATTGCTTTGCTGCTAAACTAGACAATGATGTATTTATCTTTGCTGGTGGTGCAACTAAACTATTTAAAGTAGATAATAATGACTTATCTCTAGTAGACGAGTCTAAAGCAGGCGGATATACAGGTTTAGGTAGATGGCAATTTTTACAGTTTGGTAGTCTTGCATTAGCTTCTAATGGTTCTGAAAAGATACAGTCTTTTGACGTAAACAGTTCTACAGCTTTTGCAGACGTCAGTTCAGATGCACCTATCGCTAAATACATTACAGTAGTTCGTGACTTTGTAGTTGCAGGTAACATTGGTGCAGGTACATCACCTAGTAAGGTGCAATGGAGTGGAATTAATGATGCAAGCACTTGGACTACTACAGCAACATCACAAAGTGACTATCAGTTGATTCCCGATGGCGGGGATATAACTCAAGTCGTTGGTGGCGAGTTTGGTATTGTATTCTTAGAAAAAGCCATTGTCAGAATGTCATATATTGGCACACCGCTTATATTTCAATTTGACACTATCTCTCGTAACGTAGGATGCATAGAAGGTAACTCTATAGCACAATACTCAGGCACAGCTTACTTCTTATCAGATGACGGTTTCTATGCTACTAATGGTCAAACATTAACAGGTATTGGTTCAGAAAAAGTAGACAGATACTTTTTTAACAACGCTAACATTGGTGATATTGATTCTATATCAGCAGCAGTAGACCCTGAACGTAATTTAGTTATTTGGAATTATGCTAACGTTTCTGGTGGTCGTTCACTACTTATCTATAACTTTGAAACACAAAAATGGTGTGAAGCAGATACAGATGTAGACTATTTATCTACACTAGCTACTCCAGGTGCAACATTAGATGGTCTTGATGCTGCATACAATATTAATGCAGGTTCATTTGTCGTAGGCAAGTCTTATACCATTAGAACAGTAGGTTCAACATCATTTACTGCTATAGGTGCAGTTGCTAATACTGTAGGCGTATTATTTACAGCTACAGGTGCAGGTTCAGGCACAGGTGTAGCCATAGATATGGCAGCATCAGCAGCAGCATTAAAAACATCTGACACACTTGTAACAACACTAGACGATAGACTATATAAAGGCGGTAAGTTCTTATTCGGTGGTGTTCGTGATACTAGAATTATCACATTTACAGGAACTAACGCTACAGGAAGTATTATTACAAACGACCTAGAATACGGTTATAACTCAGTCTTAACTCTTATTAGACCTTCTGTAGATAATGGCTCTGCAAGCGTTTCTGTGGCTTCCAGACGTATGTTAGATGACACTATTACATACGGTACAGCAGTTACAGCAAGTCAAGAAGATAGATGCTCTGTAAGAAGTGCAGGTCGTTATCATAGAATAGCTTTAACACCTACAGGTGCTAACTGGTCATCTGCAATTGGCATGGATATAGATTACTCTGAACAAGGAACTAGATAATGGCACGTAGTGATATGTACCGTAAACTACCTTGGACAGGTGGTGACCCTAGAAGTGTAGCTGAAATTGTAAATAACCTTGTAGAAGGTAAGTCTAACAATACAGGCTCATTCTCTACTGCTGTTAGCACTACAACTACTACACTTAGCAATGAACGTATAGGGTTTAACTCGGTCATCTTATTTATGCCACTAGACCATCTTTCATCTCAAGAACTAAAAGATATTTACTTTACTAGCTTTGCACAAGGTTCTTGCACAGTTAATCATGGAAGTCATGCAGTCGCAAGGAACTATCGTTATATAATAGTAGGATGATATTACATTACATACCTAAAGACCAGCTTAGGACTCATTGGGAGTTTATCAAACATGGTCTTGAAATAGTCAGAAGCAAAGGTCATCCTGAGTGGTTAGCAGAAGATGTCTATTGTGATTGTTACGAACAACGTTCTATGGTATTTCTAGCAGTAACAGATAACAAACCTTATGGCTTTGTCGTATTACAACCTATGGGAAATACAATTCATATATGGGCAGCATGGTCATCACTTAATGACGATTTATTATTAACACAAGCATTTCAAGAAATACAAGCAATAGCAAAACAAGGCAGTAAAACAAGAATTACTTTTACATCTCAAAGACGTGGTTGGGATAAAAAAGCTCTACAAATGGGTTTTAAACCTTCAACATGGGAATATACACTTTAAGGAAAGAAATATGAAATTACTGAATTTATCTAATTGGCTTACAGGTTTAGTGGAGTCATTTACATTTTATGGTGGTGGCGGTGGTGGTGGTCAGTCACAAACGACTACTTCTGGTATTGACCCATCTATGAGACCTTATGTTGAAAAAGGTTTATCAGAAGCTCAAAAACTATACGAAACATATACGCCTAAATATTATGAAGGTGCAACATACGTAAGTCCATCTGCTCAAACAGAGTCAGCATTAAGTATGGCAGAAGCTCAAGCTAGAGCAGGTAGCCCTCTTATTAACAGAGCATTAGCTCAACAACAAGGTGCAGTAAGTGGTGAATATTTAGGTGCTAATCCTTATCTTGCAGCAGCATTAAGACCAGGACAAGAAGCAGCTACACAAGCATACGAACAAGCTATTGGTGGAGCAAGAAGTAGTTTAGCAGGTGCTGGTCGTTATGGTTCAGGCGCACAAGTTCAATTAGAAGGTTTAGCAGGTAAAAACCTAGCTAACGCTTTAGCAAACCAAGCAGGTCAAGCAGCATATCAAAATTATGCTTCAGAACGTGGCTTACAAGAACAAGCAGCACGAAATGCACCTACTATGGCTCAAGCAGCTTATCAACCTATTAACCAATTATTACAAACTGGTCAAGCTCGTGAAAACTATGCTCAACAAGCTCTACAAGCTGAACTAGACCGCTTTAACTTCCAACAAAACTTACCATATCAAAGACTTGCACAATTTACATCTACAGTTGCAGGTCAACCATTAACTACTCGTTCAGAAACAACATCTAGTGGTGGTGGCAAGATTGTATGTACAGCTATGAATGCTGAATATGGCTTTGGTAGTTTCCGTAACGCTATCTGGTTAGCACAGTCTAAAGATTTAGACCCAGCATACGAAAAAGGTTATCACACTCTATTCTTACCATTAGTAAACTATGCTTACAAAGCAGGTGAAAAGAATGCCCTACAACGCATTTTAAGGGGTGTTTTAGAGCATATCGCAAGACACCGTACTGCTGATATATGGAAACAAAAAAGAGGTAAAACTAGAGATAATTTAGGTATGGTTTACAGATTCATTCTTGAACCAATTTGCTATGTAGTAGGAAAGGTAGGCAGATAATGAGTGACCCAATAACAGCAGCAATGGTAGGTGCAGGTGTAGGCGGTGGCACATCTTTACTTAGAGGTAAAAGTCTAGGTTCTTCTTTACAAAATGCAGCCTTAGGTGGAGTATTAGGTGGTGCAGGTGGCTATCTAGGTGGTGCTATGGGTGGTGCAGGTGGAGCAGCAGGTGGAACTACAGGTGCAGCAGTACCAGGCAGTATTGGAACAGAACTTGTATTTAACCCAGCTACAGGCACATATTTAAACCCAGCATACTTTGCAGGTGCTACATCTAGCATGCCATTATATACAGGCGCTGGAAGTGCATTATCTCAAATAGGCACAGGCTTAGGTTCTTTAGGTAGTAACATTAGTAATGTTATGCCAGGTGATGTTCTTATGAACAATCCATTAGGATATGGCAAATTAGCATTAGATACTTATGGTAGTATGAATCAATCACAAGCTCCATTACAACCATCTCCAATGTTAAACGCACAACAACTTATGGGTCAACAAGGTCCTGTGCCTACTCCACAGTTTAATAGTTTATTACAAGCATCAAGACGACCAATTTTATTAGGATAAATCATGGCATTATTTGACAACAACCCATTACAATCATTGTATGCACCAATTAAATCTGGCATTGGTAATTTGTTTGAGGGTATGACACCTTTTGGTAGTTCTATACCTAGTGGTATTTTAGACCCAGCCCAAGAAGAAAAACTACGCAATCAAGCATTATTTCAAGGTTTATTAGGAACTGCTGCTACATATCTAGCTACGCCTAAAAACTTAAACACAGGCTCTGCATTACCATATCTAGGAAAAGCATTTTTAGGTGGTATGGGTGCATCTCAAGACGTAGTAGATAGAGCATTAAACAACGCTTACAGACAAAAACTTTTGGCTGGTAGAGATGATGTATTTAGTAACATTAATCCATTAGACGTAACTCCAGAATCTTTAGATGCATATATTAAAGGTGGTAAAAAAGACCCAAGTTTATTAAGAAGAGCAGCTCCTGTTGAAAAACCACAAGGACCTATGATTGTTCCTGCGGGTAGCACAGTATATGACCCAGGTTCAGGCTTAGCACAATTTACAGCACCTAAAGAAGATAAAAATATTGGAGTTGTTGACCCATCTAAATTTACTCCTGAATCATTAGGCAATTTTGCACAATCAGGTAAATTTCAAGACCTGAAGCGCATTGAAAGCCCTGATGAAAAATTAAGTTTTAAAGATATTTATGGTGGTAAACCTCAATTAGATGTAAATGGTAAACCAATATTTATTCCAAATTTACCAGGTTATCCAACATTAGATGCAAATAAAAGAGTTGTTGAAAATGTTCAATTACCTCAAAGAGCTGATGAAAAATTAACAGAAGGTGAAAGAACAGCAGGCTTTTTATCAACAAGACTTAGTAATTCATTAAAACAATTACAAGCAGTTACCGGTCAAGAACCTTCTGCTGCAGCTCCAAATTTAGCAGCAGAAGCAACTAAATTCTTTACACGTTCTGATTATTTTAAAAATTTATCAACACCAGAGTCAAGACAAAGAGTAGAAGCTGCACAATTAGATATTCTTGATTCTGCACTTACACTTGCCACAGGTGCTGCATATACAAAAGAACAATTAGAATCAACTCGTTCAACTTATTTCCCACAACTAGGTGATAAACCTAAAAACATTGAAGATAAGGCTAAGAGATTACAAGGTGTATTAGATGCTGCATATACAAAAGCTGGTCGTGCAGCTCCCCAACAATCTTTAACACAACCCACTACACAATCTAAAACTATTGTAAGAACAGGTAAAGATAAATCAGGTAAAAAAGTTGTTGAATATTCTGATGGGAGTATAGGTTATGGCGATTAATCCAAATGACATTACTTGGGATGAGTCACCTGCACTTAATCCACAAGATATTACATGGGATGAACCAAAAGATAAAGCTAAATTAGCTCCTATTGGTGACAGACTACAAAGACAAGTAGGATTAACTGGTCGTTACTTAACAGAAGCTGCTGACGTACTAGCATCTCCTATTCGTGGTGCATTAAACCTTGTATTACCTGAAAGTTTACAAGCAAGACCACTTGCAGATACTTTAAACTTACCTAAGCCATTAACAGGTTTAGAAAGAATGGTAGCAGGTCCATCAAGAGCTTTAGCAAGTACATTAGGCACAGGAGGTATTGGAACATTAGCAAGACCTGTGTCACAACTAGGTAAAACTATTCAACAAGCATTTACTGCTAATGCACCTACACAAGCAGCAGCAGCTACAGGTGGTGGATTAGGACAAGCAGCAACACAAGAGTTAGGTGGTGGTGCAGTTGCTCAAACTTTAGCAGGTTTAGGTGGCGGTCTTGCTGGTGCTGGACTTGTTAGACCTAAAGCTATTGGTCTATCTACTCAACAATTACAAAATGCTAATAGAGATGAAACATTAAAACTAGGTAGAGATGCTGGTTATGTTGCATTGCCTACAGATGTAGGTGGTAAAAAATTAGGTCGTTTTTTAGAAGGTGTTTCTGGTAAATTTAAAACAGAAGAATTAGCTAGTGCTAGAAATCAACAAGTTACAAACAATCTTACTAAGCGATATTTAGACTTACCTGAAGATGCACCATTAACAACAGAAGTTTTAGATAATGCTAGAACATCTGTATATCCTGCTTATGAAGCTATTGCTAACACAGGTACTATTAGCTTTGGAAATAAAAATCCATTCTCTAATATTGTGACAGGTGTTAATAAAGTAACAGGTGGTAAAAATGCACTTATGCAAGACATACCAGATACTTATAGTATGGATGCTGCAACAGCTATTCAAAGATTAAAAGAGTTACGTAGTGATGGTAGTGCTTATTTGCGTTCAGGTACTAACATTATGAAACCTAACCCTAAAGAAGTAGCACGTGGTAATAGATATTTAGCTGAAGCAGATAAACTAGAAAAAGCTATTGAAAACCATGTTGTTAAGTTAGGTCAACCTGAACTTATTAATCAGTTTAGAGATGCAAGAAGATATATAGCTAAAACATTTACAGTAGAAAAAGCATTGAACCCACAAACAGGAGTTGTAGACGCTAGAAAGATAGCTAAACAATTAGACCAAGGTGTACCTATTACAGATGAATTAGCATTGGTAGGTAAATATGCTAAAGCATTCCCTAAGACAACTAAAGTAGTAGCAGAAGCTCCTGCTCCATTTTCAGCATTAGATTTATATGGTGCTGGTGCTGGTGCTGGTGTTGATTTGTTTACAGGTGTTCCTGCATTATCTCTTTTAGCTCCTGCAAGAATTGGTGCTAGATATGGTTTAATGACACCACAAGCTCAACAAATGCTTGCTACTCCACAATATACGCCTAGAACAGCACCTTTTGTGCCATATCAAGGCTTACTAAATAACCAAGAATAAGGAATAGTAATGGTAAAGTCAGACGTAGAATCACGCTTAAGTACGCATGAAGAAGTTTGTGCGTTACGTTATGAACAAATAAACGCAAGACTCAAACGCTTAGAACAAATACTTTTAGGCACAGCAGGTTTCGTTATTGTATTTTTGTTGACACACTTAGCCAAATGACATTTATTACAGAGAACAATATAGCAAACCTATATTCAGCTCTGATAGAAATGCCCATATTTGACGAGTATAAACTACCACCTGCATCTAAAGTAGACTTCGTAGTATTGCATGACGATACTATATGTGGACAATATGAACCACCAGAACAAGGTGACCCTCATGTTATTACTATATCTACTGCACGTCATTCTCATCTATATCCTGTTTTAATGACTTTATGCCATGAAATTATCCATATGTGCGTATATATAGACTCACCTAAAACAGAACAGTACGCTAGTCATAAAGGTTTATTCTTAAAGCTACAGAATCGTGTAGCCAAGATGTATGGCTTTGACCCTAAAGAATTATAAGGAGAATATCATAGACCCAATTACCATGTTATCTGCTTTTGCTCCAGTCGTAATGGACTTAGGCAAATCTCTTATTAATCGTTTTGTAGCACCTGACCAATTTAAACCAGCTACTATAGAACAATATGCTCAAATGAAAAACATTGACTTAGAGTTCTTTAAAGTAATGAATGAAGCAGGTTCTGGTAACCCATCTTATCCTTGGGTAGAAGCTATCACTAGACTTATGAGACCTATGATTGGTCTTATCGTATTAGGCACATGGGCTACAATGCACTTAAAAGGTATATCTACACAAGAAGTGGATAACTTTGCTAGTGCTGTAGGTTTCTACTTATTTGGTGAACGTAGTCTGTTCTATATCAAAAAGAAATGATATTTTTAAACATACTTAACTTTATTGGTTTATCTATACTTAAACTTATCGTAGTAGGATTGCTATTTGTAGTCATGGGTATTGCTTTAGTATTTATGGCAGTTATGGATTATCTCACTCGTGCATTGGAATATATTAACTCATATGTTGATTGAAGTTAAAAGGTTTGAATTTAAAGATACACATACAGTAGGCAAGATGTATGTAGACGGTGTATATGAATGTTATACGTTAGAAGATGTAGTCAGAAATGGCACTAAAGTCTTAGGTAAAACTGCTATCCCTACAGGTGAATATAAACTCATTATAGACGCATCTGTACGCTTTAAACAAGACATGCCACATATACTAGACGTTCCTAACTTTACAGGTGTTCGTATCCATTCAGGCAACACTTCAGCAGATACAGATGGATGTATATTACTTGGCTCAACATGGGCAGGTAAAGACTTCATAGGTAACTCTAAAATAGCTTATAAGAAGTTCTTTGACAAACTAAAAAAAGCTAAAACAGCTACTATCAAGATATGCTAGATTATCTTATCTGCGATATCCTTTGTGCTATAGACCACTTTAAATATGTATTACTCATGTTAATTATTTATCTAGTATATAATAAAGTATCTCAACTTTAGAGACTACTATGAAAATATTACTTATTGATATTGAAGTAGCACCAAATACTGCTCATGTCTGGGGTATCTTTGACCAGAACATCTCTATAAACCAATTACTAGAATCATCTTACACTTTATGTTATGCAGCCAAGTGGTACGGTGAATCTAAAATCATGTTTGACTCTATCCAAAAATCTGGCAAACAAAAAATGCTAGACTCTGTGCATAAACTTCTTGATGAAGCTGATGCCATTGTTCACTACAACGGTTCTAGGTTTGACATACCAATACTACACAAAGAGTTTTTACTATCTGGTATGCCACCTCCAGCACCCTCCAAACAGATAGATTTATTGCAGGTAGCAAGAAGACAATTTAGATTTGTTTCTAACAAACTAGATTATGTAGCACAGGCTTTAGGATTAGGTAGTAAGACAGAACATGAAGGACATGCTTTATGGGTCAAGTGTATGAATGATGACCGTAAGGCATGGAAAACAATGGAAGAATATAATAAGAATGATGTTATATTACTTGAGAAAGTCTACGATAAATTCAAGGGTTGGATTAAACAACATCCAAATCATAACGCATATTCTGTTGACGTTTGTTGTCCTAATTGTGCTTCACGCAAATTACAATCTCGTGGTACACAAAGAAGTAGGACTGCTATTTATCAACGCTATCAATGTCAAAATTGTGGGTCGTGGGCAAGGTCTGTTAAATCAGAAAAAATTGCCAAAGACTCTTTAGTAAATATATAGGAAAATTATGCAACGTTCAGAAGTAGAGATTATTTGTAATCACATGTTAGGTAGAACTATCATATCCTGTGAAGCATTGCATGGCGATAGCACTATAGTCATAGGACTAGATGACGATTCTATTATAGAAATTAGCGGAGAAGAGCTAGCTCTTTATGGTGAACTAACTCCTATGGATGACTAGACGCAGATAATCACACCACCACTTACCTGACAGACGGTTACAGACCCATCAGGTGCAAGTATAGTCGTAGTTTGACCCATAGCCTTTTCAGTTCCCCAAATAGCTAACGCAGCTAATACCACAATAAATACCCAATATATTTTATTCATCATCAAACCTTTCTAAAATAGCTTCTACTTCAGGTGGGTTTACAGCATCATCATCTTTTGTAGCTTCCAATAGCTTATTCTTATACCAATCAGACTTGTCTAAATCTTGTTGTGGATTATCTTTAAACGGATAGCGTAAGTCATACTTTAACTTACAACCTTTAAGATACCCAATGTATTCTTCTTTAGTTAAACGACTTTTAATTACATCTATTGCTTCAATTCCTCCCACTAAATAATGTGGAGGTCTATTCACCATATCTACCATATCTATCCCCTTAGAAAAAATAAATCAATTAATATATAACAACCATAAGCTAACCAACCCATACTACCAAGAATTAACAACCATACTATTACATCTAATATCTTTTCTGCTCTTGCCATTTCCCATACTCCCTACCTACAGTTACAGATACATAATTTCTATTTTTAAATCGTTTATCTAGTTCATTGCTATAAGTCCATTTAGGCAAAGTAAAGTATCCTTGGCTTTCTAAATACTTTAACCTAGTTCTATTAGTTACGCATTCTTGCACAATTTCTTTAATGCTGCAACCAGGATGTGCAGTAATATAGCCAATAATAAATTTTGCTTGTCGTTGGTCGTCTAGTTTAGTGTACATCTTTAACTCCATGCAATTGTTCTATAAGTCTAGCAAACTTAAATATCTTTTCAAGTGTAACAAGTTGGTCACCTTTACCAAATGCTTCTTTATATACCTTTATAATTTCTTCTTGTGTAAGTGGTTTAGAGTCCACCATGTGCCTCCGTTAGTTTCTTACTATCGTACTTAGATAATCCTTTATACTCTTCTACAGGTTCACCAGGAATTAATGGTGTTATCTTAATATGATGCGTTGTATTCTTTAGGTCGTTTAAATATGAGAGTTGGTTAGGATGAAATGACCATAAGTAAGACTTTTTTAGGTCACCAGACTTAACATCAAATTCCTCATAAAGCCATGCTACAGGTTCTTTTTTAGCCATTAGTAAAACACCATCCTTCCTATGTGCGTTTTCTTGCGTTTACCAAACCATTCTTTCTTTGGCGGTATTGAGTCATCATGGAAATATAAAGCATTTGCAACTGGATTTGCATATTTATTATAAACAATCGTATCAATAACCAAAAGTTTAGTTTCCAAATACGCCCTAGTATTAACTTCTGGATGACGTTCATCCGTAACCCCAATAAACTGACCATTAGCATAAACAACAGAGCATACATCACGACCCCAATAACCAGTATGTAACCTATTACGTATGACATTTATGACACCTACCTTTTCTTCTAGTGTTCTATTATTAACTTCATGGTACACAGCAGTTGCATAACACGCTATATCTAATTCTAAGTTATGTATATCCATTATCTACCTTTAATGATTATCTAGTGTCTAGCAACCCCACATAAGCGTATAATTCTATTATATTGTGCAATTAAGCATAATATATTATTAAAGGAAAATATTATGTGGACAACTCCAGCAGCTACAGAAATGCGTTTTGGCTTTGAAGTAACTATGTACGTAATGAACAAATAGTTATACAAAAATATAACTTTTAAGAGGGGAGATAAAA